GCAATTGACCTCTGCGAAACCCGTGGTGATGCATTCTACCTCATGGACATCGGTGCATTGAATGACTCTGTATCAACCGTAACAGGCCAAGCAGAAGCATTAGACACCAACTACGCAGCAGCATACTTCCCATGGGTACGTGTCCTAGACACCAACACAAACAAGTTAATGTGGGCACCACCATCAACCGTGCTTCCAGAAGTATATGCATACAACGATAACGTTGGTGCAGAATGGTTCGCACCAGCAGGATTGAACCGTGGTGGAATTCCAGGCGCAGTCGGTGTCAAGACCCGTCTAAGTCAAGCATTACGTGATGAATTGTACGAATCAAAGGTCAACCCAATCGCACAATTCCCAAGTCAAGGTATCTGCGTATGGGGTCAAAAGACACTCCAAACACGCTCTTCAGCACTTGACCGTGTAAATGTTCGCCGCCTTCTTATCACAGTTAAGAAGTTCATCGCAAGTTCAGCACGTTACTTGGTCTTCGAACAAAACACCGAAGCAACCCGTAACCGCTTCTTGAACATCGTCAACCCATACCTTGCAGGTATCCAACAACGTTCGGGCTTAACTGCATTCCGTGTGGTCATGGACGAAACCAATAATACACCAGATATTATTGACCGCAACATCTTGGCTGGGGCAATCTATCTCCAACCAACCCGTACCGCAGAATTCATCAAGTTGGATTTCAACATTCTCCCAACTGGTGCAACCTTCGATACAATCTAATCGGTTTTTTCAATAACCACTATTTATCTAAAGTACCAATCTATATCTGGAGAGCCCCATGGCAAATTTGGTCAGTGAACAAGAACTATTCTTTACCGCATTTGAACCTAAAGTACAAAATCGGTATATCATGAATATTGATGGTATCCCATCATACCTTATCAAGAAGATTGAACGTCCAAAGTTGAAGCAAGAAGTCAAGAAACTTGACCACATCAATCTTCAACGTTATATAAAGGGAAAGACCGTATGGGAAGAACTTTCTCTTGACCTATATGACCCAATTGTTCCATCTGGCGCACAAGCAGTCATGGAATGGGTTCGCCTTCATCACGAATCAGTCACTGGTCGTGACGGATATGCAGAATTCTACAAGAAGGACATTATCATTAATGTTCTTGGTCCAGTAGGCGACAAGGTTGAAGAATGGATTCTCAAGGGTGCGCAAATCACCGCCGTTGAATTTGGTGAAATGTCTTGGGAAAAGGATGAACCAGCAAGTATCGCACTTAAGATTCAACCAGACTTCTGCATCCTCAACTACTAATCGTAGTACAGTAAAAATACAAAAACCTCACGGTCAAACGTGGGGTTTTTTGTTATATACCAATAGTTTCTGATACTTATAGTAAGGTATATTTTCCGAGAGAAACTATGGCAGAAATTACTGAATTCAATATTGGACAAGGGGAAACCTTCAAGGTATTAGCTACTTTAGAAAACGCTGATACTGGTGGATATTTAGATACTACCGATTATACTTTTAGTGGTCAAGTCAGAGAAAACTTCACCACAGATGAAGTAGCGGCCACTATTAATGTCACAAAGATTTCCCCAACGGTATCGGGTAGTATTACTATCGAACTAACTCCAACACAAACACTTTCACTCACACAAAGAAAATACGTATACGACATTAATATGACCAGCGGTTCTATTACTCGTCGTATTATGGAAGGATATTTTGTAGTTCGTCCTACTGCTACGAGATAATTAATGACGATTTCGGGATTCCCCAATATACGGGTTATCATTCGGGAAGCTGAAGATGAAAATCTTACGTTAGATGTACCGAATATAAACGTAATAGTTGAAAAGGATGCAGATTATAATGTTAATGTAACCCCTGCGGCAGTAGTACCAATGCGCACAGGGTCGTATCAACGTTTTGCTGATGTTGCATTATTAGCATACACAGCATCATATGTCAGCGCGTCTGGAGTTGCCATATCTTCATCATATGCGTTAACTGCATCGTATGCAGAAACGACACCAGAGGTATTCCCATATAGTGGTTCTGCAGTTATCACAGGGTCACTTATTGTTTCACAAAGCGGTATTAAAGTAACAGGAAGTATCAATATAACTGATAATCTAACAGTTGAAGGAATTATCAGTGCAGAAAGATTATTAGTATCATCATCTGTTATTTACGAATCTGGGTCAACTAAGTTTGGTGATTCACCAGAAGACACACACGAATTTACAGGTTCACTTCTTGTACAAGGACCGATTAGCGCATCAAGTATTACTGGGTCACTATATTTTGAAACAGTAACACAAGATAGCCAATTTCAAATTCCGTTTATCAGTCAGTCTAAACTATCAATAGACATTGGAACACACCTAACATTTAATCCAGTTACTCATGATTTAAAAATTAGTGGTGGTCTTGATGATTTTGCTGGAATAACGTTACTTAGTCCAAGAGGAATCAGCATTACCTCTGGGGCAAATGTTGGGTTTATTGCAACCAATCATTTTGGAGCATATACTAGACACGATGGTAAAGTAATAGGTATTGCGGCAAATGCATCCTCATCAAATCCACGTATAGCAAATATTAACAATCCAGTTATCTTTATAACCAGTGGAAGTTTACTTACTACTGCATACGCTCCAATAGAGTTCCAAGGGTCAGGAAGTTATACTGATGGTCGGGTAACCATTAATACCCCACTTGTTGCGAAGCAAGGAATACTAGTTACAGGTTCAGTAGTTGCACCAAATGGATTTACTGGTTCATTATATGGTACAGCAAGCGTAGTTGATGGCGGATTATACTAACAGGTGTGAGAAATGAATTCTAAGATTTTAATTAAACGCAGTCTAGTTTCTGGAAGCATACCAACAACGGCATCTCTTGATGTCGGAGAATTAGCGCTAAATGTATCTGATGTAAAGTTGTATACTAGAAGTGGGTCTGCTATCGTTCCATTAAATAAAACAGACGAAGAAATTTTATTAGTAATTAGTGAAAGTGACATTACTCCTAAGTCTGTAGAAACCAGTGAATTTAGACTTGATGCTGGAACGGTATCTATGATATTTACGGGGTCAATTAATACGGGAATTTTTGGAACAACGGAATATATTCAACCATATATCTCCACCACCCAATACTCAGGAATGACCGTAGAATACCTCGCCCAACGCCCCAATGCCTGTCGTATGGGCATTATAATGGCATCTTGGCTAGATACTGCCAGTATTGTATTTACTGACATTTCTACCACTGATATTGGGGATACAAGTGACATTTCGTTCAGATTCTTAAGTAGTTCAAATGAATTACGGTTACGGGTTAACAGCGAAGGAACCGGTACTGGTGCCTGGACTGTACAAAGTCTATTTAAATTGTTTCCAAATTTGAATCCTTAATAAAGTATTTAATATTTATATACTGATAACCCCGTTGGGAAAACCGTATGGCGAATGAATTTATTGCACGTAAGGGCCTGATAGTCCTTGCAAATGGTGCAAAGGTCACAGGCTCACTAGGAGTCCAAGGTGACATCAACGCGACTGGCTATAATGTCACCGCGTCAAATCTATCATTACTTGGTAGCGCAAGTATTGCAGGAGATATTACCATCGGTGGTAACCTGACGGTAGGTAACGCAGATGTTGATGTAGTAAAGTTTCTAGCAGAAGTAAGTTCATCAATTGTTCCTGATATTAATAATGCCTTCGACCTTGGTTCTGGGTCTAAATACTGGAAAGACTTATACGTAAGTGGTACAGCCTACATTGGCACTGTACAAGCAACCAACATCAATCTTGATAGTATTACCGTTCTTAATAACTTGAGTGTTGACGGTAATACTAGATTAGGAAATGCATCTACAGATACAGTAAAAATTACAGGAAGTGTTGATGTATTAGGGCCAATCAAAGCAACATCGGTAAGTGGTTCATTCTCTGGTAGTGGTGCACAAATCACCAATATTCCAAATAGTGGACTTGTTAACAGTTCTGTTACTGTTAATGCGGGCAGTGGCTTAGCAGACGGCGGTACTGTTGCACTTGGTAGTTCAATTACAGTATCACTTGACACGGGTTCGTCTACATTTACCGATGGTGTCAAGAAGAAACTTAATACTGATAATGTAGTCAGTAGTTCTGTACAGATTGACGTACGTAATACCACTGGTATTGCAACGATTGCAACTACTGGTTCAAATACCTTTACTGGTATTCAAACAATTAATAACACCACTAACAGTACTAACTTTTCAAATGGTGCGCTAATTGTTGCTGGTGGTGTAGGTATCGCAAAAGATGTAAACATTTCGGGTAGTTTGAATGTTACTGGGTTAGTAACCGCAGTTTCGATGTCCACTCAATATGTGACATCTTCTCAATACGTTGTTGGTGTAAGCCGAGTAATCGTTAATGATGATGACCTTGTACGTTTTGCTGGGTTGTCAGTTATTGACTCTGGCTCTACATACGGTACTGGGTCACTTCTTTGGGACAGTTTAAAAAATCGCTGGATATATGAAGCCGATGATGTAAATTACAACTCAGCAATTATTATTGCTGGTCCACGGCACGAAGGCGCATTAGGAGACGAACCAGGACTGACTGACCATCGTGTTCCAGTAGCACACGGTGATGACCACATCGATAGTAGAATTGAATCAAGTTCTATCCGTATTGATTTCCCAACCAGATTAACACATATCGAAGCTGGATTGTATGTCACTGGCGCTGTCACTTCATCTGTTGGGTTCTCTGGTGATGGTAGTCAACTTACTGGTATCGTAACCAACTTAAATCTTACTGGTTCCGAAGGTGGTACTGGTACTGTTTCACTTAAGACACAAGCACTTACTATTGATGGTGAAAATGGTATAGCGGCAACAGTCAGTGGTCAAACAATCACTATCAGTGGTAGTAATGCAACCACAACAGTTAGAGGTGTTGCAGCATTTACCGGTTCAAACTTTGCGGTTGCTGGTGGTGTAGTAAGTTCAAATCC